TCCTCACTCGTCATTGTTCTTGTCCTCCTGGTTCAGTATTTTCCGGATCTCTCCGATCCTGCGCTGCCGCTCTTCCTCGGCCTGAACCTCCTTCATGGCCTCGGCGATCAATCCGTCGCCGATGGTACGGCTGCTTATTTCAGTCGCGTCGTTGGCAGGCAGCGACACGGCGGAAACGTCATACAGTTTTCCGATCTTTGTGATCGTCCGCAGCACGGTGACATGCCCGTCCGCGTCCTTGCTCCGCTTCTTGTCCTCACCCGTCACGGTGAAGCCGAAGCTCATCTTGTTGGTGTACCCGCCGGCGATCTCCTCATACAGCTGCCGCCCGGTCTCCGTGCCGCCCAGGTTGGCGGTCACCTTCAGCCCGTGGTCGTCGCTCTCCAGCTGCAGCGTGCCGTTCGCGATCCGGGCGAACACCCGGCCCTCGTGGTCGTACTGCATGATCACGTCGCTCATGTCCGTCTCGTCAAAGGCGTGCGGATCCACCTGCTCGTTCACGGTCATGTCCTTGTCCCGCCACAGCTCGTACGGCTGGTTGTAGGTGGTGGCGTAGCCTTCGACCACCATCCCGCCGTCCTCCGCCTTCCGGATCTCCATGCCTTCAAATTTCCGGTACTCCCTCTTGTCAGTCCTCACCGGCATCTTGAACCCTCCAATCCATGTTCCTGTATTTCTCTTCTTCCGGCGGCCAGAACGCCTTCAGCGTGCCCGCGTAGTGCTTGATGTACGGATCCGGGTGCCGCTCCGTGATGTGTCCGGCCTCGTTCCATTCCGGCCCGATCTTCAGGATCTGCCCCTGGCAGAACACGTTGATCGGGTCCTGGTCCATGGCGGTGCACACCGTGCTGTTCGCCATGGCGATCATCTTTTTGTAGATCCCGGTCTCCCGCATCTTCTTCAGGTCCATCAGGCACACGCCGGCGTTGAAGTACCGGAACGGAAACTTCCCCCGCACCGGCTCCTCCACCATGGCCGCGTAGTTGTCCTGCAGGTCTATATCCAGCAGCGCCCCGATGTCCTTCTTCACGATGGTGTCGTCGTCCAGCCGCAGGATCCTCTCCTCCTCCGGGAAGATCTCCGGGTACGCCAGCGGCAGCAGGCACGTGTACGTCCAGTGGGCGTGGTAGTTCGGCCCGCTCTCCGGAAACCATGTCTGCCCGCTGATGTTCTTCGTCCGGATCACGTCCGGCAGCGGTTCCGGGAAGGCGTCGTCCTCAATCAAAAACCACACGCGGTCCATGCGCGTGTGGCTCAGCAGGCTCTTCGCCGCGGTCACCATCTGCCCGTAGTAGTTCCGGGTGCCGAAGTATGCCGCCACCCGCCTCATGCTGTTTCACCGTCTTCCCGGAAAGCCTCCCGGTCCTCTCCCGATTTATCCGCCGGCGGGTTCGCCGCGTCGTAATACTCGCCCCGGGCCGGGATCTGGCTCCCCAGCGGTTCCGGCAGCGGGCTGAGGTTCAGGATCTCCCGCAGCTCGTTCCGGGTCATCAGTCCCCGGTCCGCCATCTGGCTGATGGCGTTCAGCTTGTCGCTGTTCGACATGTACTGCAGACGGTTGCTGGTGAAGAAGATCCGGTTCCCGAACTGCCGTTCCCGCTCCGTGTAGAGCATCCGGGTCATCACGTCCGACAGCTGGATCGCCAGCCACTCCACGCATGATTCGTAATACGCCAGCCAGGCATCCCCGAAGGCTTTCGACTGAATCACGTCTTCATTAATCGCGAAATAGTCGTACACGTTGTCCTTGATCAGCTTCATCTGGTCGGCGTCGACCTTGTAGCTTTCCTGCTTCAGCTGCTGGATGTTCTTGTAGTGGTTCGGGAAAAGGAGCATGCCGCCGGCGGTCTTCAGCTTCTGGAACGTGTTTTTGTTAAAGCGCTCCATCTCTTTGCTCAGGTCCTCGTCCGTCGCCCAGTTGTCGCTCTGGGCGGAGAACCGGTAGCTGGCGCCGTTCTTAATGCCCTCTGTGATGCCCTGCTGCTGCATCCGAATCAGGTCCAGCGTGGCCTTCAGCGCCTCATTCCCTTCGCCGAAGAGCTCGTTTTTGTACTGGAACCGGGTCAGGATCCCGCACCGGTCCAGCTCCACCGCGGCCTTCCGCTGGTTCCCCATCGTGAAGCGGATGTACGGCCTCCCGGCGTACTCCACGACCTCCCAGCTGTCCGGCACGATGCCGATCACACCGGACACTTCGCCGTACTCGCCCGTCACCGGCACGATGAATGCCGTGTTCCGGCAGTACAGCGTCACAGCCGTCCGGTACAAAAACTGGCTCCAGGTCTGGAACTCGTTCGGCGCCACCTTCAGCCGGTTTCTCAGCGTCTTCTGCGCGTCGCCGTCGATGTTCGGCGTCAGCTTCGCCGCGTGCCGTCCGTGGGCGTCCAGCGCGCTCCGGATCAGGTCGCTTTCGAAGATCGACCCCGCCCATGTCCTGAACATCGGGGTGTAGCCCTCCAGCAGTTGGAAGGTCGCCCGCGCCTTCGCGGCCGCGGCCGGTTCCCGCTTCCCGAAGATCTTCTCAAAAATGCCCATGTCGTTTCACCCTCTTGTCCAGTCGTTTTCCGGGCCCTTACCCCGCGTTCGTCAGCCGCTGGCCCATCTCGGCCCAGTGGTTCGCCCTCATGCACATGGCGTCCAGGATCGCCGCCACCCCGTCCACGTGCGCGTACTTGCTGATCTTCACCAGCTTCTTCCGCGCGTGTGCGCTGGTGTTGCTCTCGATCTGCTGCGCGCTGTCCATCATGTGGATCTTCAGCAGGTCGTTGTCGTCCATGTCCCGGATCCGGCCCTCCCGCAGCATCCCCTCGAAGGTGTCCTCGATGCCCGTCAGGTTCCAGCCCTGGAACACGCTCTCCACGTGGAAGCTGGCCTTCTCCAGATCCTGCACCAGGTACTGTGCCGTGTACCGGTCATAACCGATCTGCAGGGGGAAGATCTTGTATTCCTTCACCAGCTGCACGAACCAGCTGAACACGTCGTGGTAGTCGATAAACTCGTCCCCGCTGAGGCTCAGGAACCCGCGCTCGATCATCTGCCGGTACGGAATCCCGTCCCGCTTCGTGGCCTCTTCCAGCCGCTCCCCCGGCAGCCAGAAGTGGCTCCTGATCCAGATGATCCCGTCCTGCTCGATCAGCACGCACGCGCTGGTCAGGTCCGTGGTCTGGCTCAGGTCGATCCCGCCCAGGCAATAGTGGTTCCGGAACTCTGAGATCTCCCGCTTCCATCCGAAGGCCTTCCGCACCGTGTCCGCCGGCAGCCACGCGGTGCTGGCGTTCTGCTTCACGTTGCAGTATTTCGTCAGGAACTCGCTCTTCTTACTGAGCGACCCCTCCGCCACGGCGATCTCCTCCAGGATGTAGTCCACCCCGACGGACACGCCCAGGTTCGGCAGGCTCTTCCGCAGTTCGTTCAGGTCGTTCCACCTGTCGACGTCGTCGATCATATACAGAAACGGCGCCAGCCTCGTCTCTTTGCTGGTGCCGTTCAGTACCGCGGTGCTCCGCTTCATCAGCTCGTCGTACAGGCCGCCGTCGATGAAGTTTGCCGTGGTCGGATAGAACAGCTGCGGTTCCGGCCGCGCGCCCTGGGAGCTCTTCACAACCTCCGCCTGCCGGAGGCCCGGTTCCCCGGCGAAGGCCGCCGCCTCGTCCAGGATCCCCAGGCTGATGTTCAGCCCGTCCGACTTCTTCGCGCTGAAAGCCAGCGGCTGCGCGGAGGAGTTGTTGCTTTCGATGTACAGGTCCGTCCGCCGGCGCTTCGTCTTCCGGTCCATCATGGGCTCTTTCCGGATCGTCTGGTAGATGCCCTCATAACAGAGCCGGGCCTGTTCCAGTTTCGGCGCGCACACGTACACCCGGGCGCCGTACCCGCCGTCCACGAACAGGTGATAGCATCCGATCCCGCTCATGATCGCGGTCTTGCCCTGCTTCCGCCCGATGATCAGCACGATCTCCCGGAACTGCCGCCGGCCCTCCGGATCCATCACTCCGAACACCACGGACAGGAACGCTTTCTGCCACACCTCCAGCGTGATCAGCCCGGGCGCCAGCGGCCCCTCATGGTGGTGGCAGTACCGCTCGATGAAGTTGATGGCGCTGTTCGCCTTCTTCTGGTCGAAGAACCAGCGCTTCTCCTCCAGGCCATGGACAATCATCCCGTACCACGTCCGGATCCATTTTCCCACCGTCACCGATCCGTCACAGATCTGCTGGTAGTACGTCAGGATCCAGTTGTCAGCTGACATCGAATTCATCCGCTTCCGCCGGTTTCCGTCCGAGCTTCACGATGATGTCCAGGATCACCTGTGCCGTCCGGTTCGCCGCGTCCGAGTGCTTCGGCAGTTCCTTCACCAGCGGCGCCGCGTAGTCGTTCTTCTCGCCGGCGACGTACGTCTTGCTGGTCGTCAACTCGCCGTCCTCGATGCCTTCCTGCAGCATCTCGATCACTTTCTGCTGGAGATCGTACTGTTTCGCGGCGGCGAGGAACAAAGCGTTCCGTTCCACCCCGTAACTCCGCGCCATCTCCAGCAGCTCGTCATATGTCCGCTTCACTTTCGCCATTGTCCTCACCTCCTCCGCGGATCCGTCCGGCATCATCCCGGATCCGTTCCTCATCTCAAAAAAAGTTATGCGATCTCACCCGGTTTTTTCTCCCTTCACCCCGGCCCTGCGCCGAAAATGAAATTCATTTTCGACCAGGGGGGTCATCTGAGGAGCACCCGTCCGTCCGGGCCGATCCTCCAGCGCTTTTGTTGTCGCTGCCGCTCAGTATCATGGCAGTTTTTGCACAAAAGTTCCAAATTCGCCCAGTTTAATGCGATGTCTGGGTTCTTGACATTGTCCGCCGTCAGCGGAACCTTGTGGTGCACTTCCAGCGGCCGGTCCTTTGATCCTGGCTCGATGATCCCCTTCGCCAGGCACCGTTCACACAGGTTTCCTTTTGAACGCGCAAATGCTGTCCTGCACTTGCGCCAGATCCAGCTCGTGTAGAATGATTCTACCGCCGGTGATCTGTTCATAGGTTCATCAGCTCCCACCTCAGCCACATTTCGTTCCAGATGAACCCGCCCGCCGGCACGGAAGGAGAAAACCGCCCGGCCCCCGCATGTCTGGCGCGCAGAAGAAAACACCCGGAGTCATGTCCATCTCCGGGTGCTCTTGTGCACGGTAGCATTGTTTCATATATAGCATGCACATTCAATAACATTTGTCACATGAATTTACGGGTCATTCATTCCACTTTATAGGTCTTGCATATCCATATTTGCTTCGACAACTAAACGGATTGCTTTTGTTGGTACACATTTCCCTTTGAATTTATCCTCTAGCTTTGGTATTTTTCTTATTGCTTCGTTTACCGATTCAGCCCATTTTTCAATATCATTCATCGTCTTCACCTTCATCTGGATAGAATTTCTTTGCTATTGCTCTCAACTCTGCTTTTTGTTCTTCGTTCATATCTTCCGGGTTTTCTTCAAAACCGATGTTGTACCATTGCTGATTTATTATGTCTTTCAATCTATATTTATATTTGTAATCTGCTAACGCTGTTTCTTGTTTAAGTAATGTTTCCACAATATTGTCAATATGGCTGGCAATTGTAAACATTCCGCATCCGGTTATAAGCGTTAAAAACTGTTCTTTTTCTTTCCCTATTTCTGATGATAATGCAAAATCTTTTATCTTAAACAACATTGAAATTGCATACTTTAAATTTCCCATGCTCTCACCTCACTTATTGCGTCATTTTACCGTCAGCGCAGTTATTATGTCTTGGTATGCTTACGTCCATATCTCCGGTTCGACAGTTCCAAAGTTCAATCGCAATTCTTTTTAGCGTTTCATCTGTTGTTTGCCACGGTGCAACTTCTGCATCCTCTGTAATTTTGTGACCAGGAATAACTCTACCGCTTGCAATACTGCCCCTTGCTTTACATTGGTTGCATCTTACCGACCACCTATGCCGTTCGACAACCCAATCAAGTCCATTTGTTCCACAAACGTTTTTACTTAATGTCAGTTTCAAACTATTACTTTTGCAAAATGGACACAGTTTCATCTCTGTCATGCTCATACCTCTTAAAGCGTCATTGTTGCCTTGTTGCCTTTAACTCACACAGGCCACTTGAATCCGAAATCAGATCTTTTGATCTTGCACTGTGGTTCTCCGTCTTTCCAGAAAACAATCCCCTCAATTTCATTCTGTTCCAGATAATCCCGCAATCCTTCAAAAGTCCTCTGAACAACCAACACCGTCATGCCATGCGGAACGAGTGTATCCGTTTCAAGTTTGTACGGATTTCCTTGGAAATGTGGCCCAACTGCTTCATATGTTCCGTCCTCTGGGAGTCCGTTGTTTAGTATATAATCCTGTAATGCAGAAACGTACCACCTTGAACCAGGATCATTATCAGACGCAGGACATGGAATCCAATGTGGCCAATGCCCGGTAACAGGGTCTGGTTCGGAACATGGAATCGCATTTTCCGGTGGTTTCTTTCCTCTTTTTGCGTCATACCGGCGATAAAACAGACCGTTGATAACAGCGCAACACGACCCGTCAATTTTCAGCGTTGCTTTACCTTCGCCATCCAGCACCCACTGCAAATCAGGCGAAGAAAGAACCGGTTTTATTCCTACAACTTTATGATCTTCGTATTCTCTTTCAAAGAGTGTTGGTATCTTTTTCATGCTCATTCCTCCAATATACTTTTTGTTTATTCTTTTCGTTTACCACTCATGAAGGTTATAAAGTATTCCCTTGTATCCGTCTGATGAAACGTACTCAATCTTATCGAATGTCATTCACTTCACCGACCTTTCTGTTTTAAAGTGTCATTTTTCTCACATTATACAATCTCATTCAGTTCCCAACCTTCCACGTAGGCTGTCCTGAGCCGGTTCACGTGCTGGCGGCTGAGCTCCAGCTGCTCCGCGATCTTCTCGTCGGTCCAGCCCAGCGCGTAGTAATCCCGGATGATGATCTGCAGCCTGCGGTCTGCGATCTTGTCCATGATGGCCTCGAACGCATCCACCAGGCAGCGCAGCTCGCGGCACTTCGCCTCGATCTTGTCCAGCACCTCATCTGTGTCCGCCCGCTGCAGCATGGCAGCCTCCGGGTCGTTTGTCCCCCGCGGCATCCCCGTCAGCTGCACGGCGTGGATCGGACGCGGTCCGCCGATGAAGTGGTTCAGAAACTTGCTCTGGCGCTCCAGCGTCTCAATCTCGATCACCAGCAGGCGGTACTGCTCCAACAGATCGCGTTTGGTCATTTCTCCACCTTCTTCCGTTCAAACTCATCGCGCTCGATCGTGTACCAGATCATCCCGCAATCCACACACTTCCGCTGCCTGCGGATCTGCGTGTTTCCCGCCCGGTTGCGCGTGTTGCTGACGTACGACTTCAGGCCGCCGCATTTGGGACACTTCATGCCGGCCTCTCTTTCAGGGCCTGCTGCCCAAGCTGCCGGACGCGCTCGATCGCCCGCAGGTCGTCGGTGATCTCACATGCCCGGGCTACGTCTGTCTGTGCCGCTTTGGCCAGTTCCGCCTGCAGTCGCCGCTTCAGCTCCTTCAGCGGGATGAACCTGTACTTCGTCACGGATTCGCCTGGCTTCGGGATGGGCTGCGGTTTCGGCTCCTCCTTCGGCTTTTTCGGGATGCCGATCTTGCACTCTTCCGTCGGCTTCCATGCCTTTCCCCTGCCGATGTACTCCGCCGGGATCCGGTCGTACAGGTCCGGCCGGTGCTTTTTCAGCCAGGTCTTCAGGTCCATCCAGCTCTGTCCCGGGTTGGCGTATCCCATCTGCAAAAATGTGTCGGTCGGCTTCTTTCCGGCCTCGATGTCCGTCAGGACCATCTCCGCCACCGTGATCCGGTCCCGCCGGATGCTCTTCGTGTGTTCCGTCGGCCGTCCGCTTGTGATCTGCGAGTCCGGCCGCTTCAGGTCGTAGCGCTGCATGTTGTACCACGTAGCCTTCGCGGACACGTAGTGCTGAGACAGCAGATACGCGATCACATCGCCGCCTGCCGCCTCGATTTCAAGGCATTTTTTGATGATTGCACGGCGTTCTTCCTGTGTTCTGAGTTTGCTCATTTGTGGCTCCTTTCTGTCAACTATGTCAACCGAAAAACCGAGTTTTCCTATATTACATATTTTTATTTCTGATCTTTTTATAATTCTTGGTTGACTTGGTTGACAAATCCAAAGGAAATATAGGAAATATAAGGCTTTGAGGCTGTCAACCGAGTGTCAACCGACGTCAACCGACGTCAACCGAAATCAGCGCCAGAACGGGTAGCAGTTCTGATCCTTCCGGAATACTTTCTGCTGGCCCCATGCTGTTCTGACCTGTTTTTCATACCGTTTCCATCCTCCGATCTGCGTCATGATCTGGCTGATCTCGATCGAGTCCTTCCGGGTCGGTTTGCTTTCCGACGGCATCCCCAGCGCGTTGTACCAGAGCTCGATCACGCTGACGGTGTCGCTTGGCTTCTTCTTCATGTCCTCCAGGTACTGCTCGATGGCACCGATCCGCCAGTCGTCCTCCATAGCGTTCTCCTGGGCCTCCCGGATGATCTCGATCAGTTCCCTGCTGGCGTACGGCTTCATTTCTCCATTTTTGAACCTGTGCACCGCCTCCGCCCAGCACTTCTCGATGTAGTCCCGGATCTCCGCCTCGTGGTCGAACAGGTCGTACCCGTCGCGGTCTGTGTTCACCGGATAAAAGCGCCGGTTTCCGGTCCGGTCCGTCAGGAACTGCGGGTTGTTGGTCGTGCCGATGAACACGCACCGCCGCGGGATGGTCTGCACGTGCTTCGCGTACGGCTGGCGGTAGGTGTCCTCCTGGCTCGTGATGTAGGCCTTCACGGCCTCCGTCTCCTTCACCCGGGTCATGGCCATCAGTTCCGCCACCTCCGCGATCCACGCGCCGCGGATGATCTCGATGCCTTCTTTCCCGCTGATGGTCTTGATCTCACGGAAGTATCTGTCGTCCATGTTCAGCCAGCGCACCAGGGCGCTCTTGCCGCCGCCCTGCTTGCCGATCAGCACCACCATGTCGTCGAACTTGCACCCGGGTTTGTAGGCCCGCCACACGCCGCCGGCGAAGATCAGCCGGCTCACCTCCCGGTGGTATGCGTCGTCCGGGCATTTCGCCGCGAAGTGCAGGAATCCGCCGATCCGCTCGACGCCGTCCCACTCCAGGGCGTTCAGCCGTTCCGTCAGCGGGTTCACCTGGTGCTCTGCCATAAAGATCCGCAGCGCGTCGTCCAGCATGTTGTTGTTGTACAGCCACATGGTCGTCTGGAACCACTGCCGGATATAGCTGTCCATGCCGTCGCTCCATTCGTGCCATTGTTCGTCGTTGGCCTTGTACTCCTGCTTCCCGGTCATCACGTTGAACCGGAAGCGGTCGTTGTACTGCTCCTTCAGTACGCTCAGGAAGGCGTCAATCGTCGGCTTGATCTTCAGGCTTTGCTCTTTCGCCACCCGCGCGACGGCGTCCGTCAGCCGGATCTCGCTCTTCTGGCCTGATTCCGCCATAGCATCACCTTCCTCTTGTTGTCCTGTATTTTGTCCTGCAGGTATTCGATATATTGCAGTTTCTCCGGATACGTGATGAGCCGCGTCCATTCGTCCGCGGTCCGATCCGGCACGGCCTTGTCCTCAATGGCCCGCAGCGCGTCGAATGTCTCCCGGAAAAGCCGCTCCAGCGTGGTGAAGGCCGCGTCGTAGTAGGCGTCGAAGGCCTCCTTCACCTTGTCGTAGAGCTCCTGTTCCTGCTTCCGCTGGCGCATGTCGAACAGGTTGCGCGTCTCCAGCAGTTGGAGGCCCAGCGCGTGGTCGATGGCCTTCACGGCCGTGATGAAATCGCACCCTTCGTGCTCCATCACGAAGTCGATCACGGATCCGCCCTTGCCGCACCCGAAGCAGTGCCACCCGCTGTGGCGGCCGGTGTTCTCGTAGATCTGCAGACTCGCGTTCTGGTCCGCGTGGAACGGGCACACCAGCTTGCCGTGCCTCGCCTGGTATCCGTATAGGCCCAGCACCGTTTTCATGTCCACGGTGCCCTTGATCACGCTCGCCGCGTTCTGGATGTCCATCTGATCACATCCTCATCTGTTCCGTCGTCTGTGTCCGGTGCTTCCGCCGGTCGCCGTAGTATTCCAGCATCATCAGCCCCATGCGGAAGGCGAAGTCCGTGTTGCCGAAGCGGCTGTATATGTCCCGGCAGTCCTCTGCCAGGCTGTTCCATTGCTCGTCCGTGGTCGGTCCGTCCTCGCCGTATTTCACGTGGACGTCGTACCCGGCCTTCCAGATGGCGCGGTCCTGGTCTGTCATTTGTTCTTCATCCTCTCCTCAGCGCTGGCCACGTCGCTCCAGTTCATCGCAAAAAGCGCGTTGTACGCCTTCAGCATCCGCCCGGCAACGTACAGCACGCCGCGGTTCTCCGGCTGGTCATTCGCAAGCTTCATACACTGGTCCGCGCAGTCTGTCACGATCTTCTCGACGCTGTCGTATTCGCTCATGCTTTCGCCTCCAATATCTCAATGATCCGTTTTCCGGTCTGCGCTTTCCCGCAAAACCGCCACTCGATGCCGTACCGGGCGGCCATCATGTGCATAATCTTCATCAGCCGCTCGCCGCTGACGGCAAGCGGGCTGACCTTCAGCCGCGGGTTATTCCACCGGGCCACGTCCGCCAGTGTCCGGATCTGCGGGCTGTGTTCCACCAGGATCACCAGTTTGCACCCGGCCCGGTTGCACCGTTCGATTTCGCGCACGAACCGCTTGCGCTCGTGCACGACGTTTCCGGCCACTTCAAGCAGGTTCTGCTTGCGGTCGATCACGATCCCAGGGTTGTCGGGGTTGAAGTAGTCCGCAAAGTTCAGCGCCCTGCGGACGTACTCCACCCCCTGCCTGTCGAACTCGGCCAGGATCTTCACGATCGCCCGCGGCTTCTCCCGCGTGTCCACGATGATCAAAACGGCAGCTCCTCCGGCGGATCCACCGGCATCGGCGCGGGAGCCGGCGCGCTGTCGCTCTTTCCGCCGCAGAAGTCAAACGTGTCCACCGTCACGCCCCAGAACGTGCGCTTCACGCCGTCCTTCTCGCTCTTGCTGCTCTCCATTCGGCCCTCGATCAGGATCTCCCGGCCCTTGCCCATGTACTGGCTGATGGTGGCGCCGGTCTTCCCGAAAGCCGTGCAGTCAAAGAAGTCGGTCTCCTTCGGTTTGTCCTTCACCGGCCTCCGGTCCACCGCCACCGTGAACCTGCAGAACTCCACGCCGCTCCCGCCGGTCTTCAGCTCCGGATCCCGGGTCAGCCGGCCCTTGATAATGATCTTATTCATTGCTGTTTTCCTCCTTATCCTCTTGTTATCACCTGATCGTCCGCATAATAGACGACGTCGTTTTCATCGTATTCGCCCAGCATCACCGGACCGGTGATCCTGTGCGTCTGCCGGCAGTAAGCGCAGTGCCCGCAGCGCTCCGGCTCAATCGCGCCCGTCTTGATGGCGTCGTAGCGCGGCAGCACTGCGTGCAGCCAGGCAAGCTCAGCGTCCATCCGTTCCTGCTCAATCTGGATCACCGCCAGGTCGCTCGGATTCTCCTTCGTGATCACGGCCAGGAAGCACGGCAGCTTTCCCTTCCCGTTTTCCTCCGCCACCTTCTGGTAGATCGCCATCTGCAGCGGCCAGTCCCACGCGGTAGCGAAGTCCACCCGGCCCTGCCCGGGCAGGTACACCGGCTGCATGTCCTTCACCGTCTTCAGGTCGACGATCCGGTCCTCCCGGATCGCGTCGAACTTCGCCTTGAAGGGCACGCCGAACAGATTCGCCGTCATGATGGACTGATGGCGCCCTTTCAGGTATTCCATGAACATCCGGTCGCTTTTTGCCCGCTCAACCATCTCCGCCGCCTGCACAAAGTCGGCCTTCAGCGTTCCGTCTTTCTTCAGAATCTCCGGATGTACAGACTTCCATGCCTCCAAGTCTCCGGTCAGTGCCGCATCCACGTACGATCCGACCATCAGCGCCTGGCTTGCAGGGCGTTCATACTTGCCCTTGATCTCAGCCAGCGCCATCGCCTCGCATTTCTTGAACGCCTTCACCTGGCTCGCGCTGAAGTACAGCCGGTTTGCCCGCGGGCTGAAATAGTTCTTACTTGTCAGTGCCATTTGCTTCCGCCTCCTTCTTCGCCTGGGCGCACTCCGCGCACAGGGCCTTCCCGTACTTTTTCTTCGTGTATGCCGCCAGCTGCGTCACGCTCATCTTGAACGCAGGCGCGATCATCACCCCGCACTCCTCGCAGGGGATCTTCACGTCCTCCGGCGGTTCCTTCCGCACGCGGAGGCACTCCACCAGCTCCCCGCCGAACTTCGTCACGTCCTGCCCGATCTGGATCCGGATCCCGCTCCACTTTTCGATGTACGGCGTGCCTGCGATCTTCGCGATGGTCTTGCAGTTGGTCACGTTCAGGATCATCGGCTTCTGGTCTTCCTGCCAGTGGCAGACAATGCACTCCTCCTTCTTGCCGCCGGTGCCGGTGATCATCTCCTTCTTCACGGTGCCGATCGTCAGCACCATGTCCTGCCCGGGCTCCAGGCTGTACGCCCCCAGGTAGTCCGGGTTGATCAGTTTTTTCCAGTGGGTCTCGCTCATTTTTTCGTCCTCCTTAATCTCCGTTCAATCTGTCAACAGCGAGGTAAATAAGCTCAAGCTGCTTTGCGATATCTTTCAGTGCAAGCACCCAGATCGGTGTTGTATCAAATTGCATCTCTTCCTGAATTGGTTCATTCCCTAAAGCATCGCGCATCCTACTTAACTGTTCGCGCTCGTTTCTTGCTACTCTTGCGTTTTTATTTGCCTGAACATATCCGGGATATGTAGTTTCCTTTAAGCATCTCCGAATAGTGTCTTCACTTCGTCCGGTAATACGGCAGATTTCTGAGTTTTTGCATCCTCTGTTGTGCAAAAATTGGATGTTTGAAAATTCAACATCAGTAACAATTCCATTCTTAGGCATTTGGTTTTCTCCATTTCTGTGGTACAATAACCACGTAATTCATATCATGTTCGGCCGGGATGCTGCGGCAACAGCGCCCGGTCCTTTTTTCTTTCATACCCGACCGCCATCTTCCGCACGTTCTCGATGGCCCGCTGGAACGCCGGCTGCTCCACCTTCGGGTAATACTGCACCACCCGCCCGTCGCTCATGGGCACCTCCAGCCAGTCCGGGATCTCGCTGCACCGGTGCGCCCACCGCGCCCGGATCTTCGGGATGTTCGGTATAATCCGGATCACAGTTCCACCCCCAGCAGCGCCGCCACCTCGCGGATCTCCTCCATCCAATCCTTCCAGGCGTCTACCGGCATGCTCATCTCCTCGCCGTCGTTGCTCTCGTAGTCGATGTATCCGTGCTTCCGGTCGTAGATGTACGTCCCGAAGGCGCCTTCCCATCCGATGGCGGTCTTGCCGGAGTGCATCAGCGGCTTCGTGATCTTCGGTTCCCCGACCTTCAGCCCCATCTCTTCGCACTTCCCGAAGAACTCGTCCGCGGCCTGCTTCATGCCGGCCATCGCGCCCGCTGCGCTGACCTCGTAGTTCTTCCCGGCCTCCAGCTGCAGCTGCTCCTTCGGCATCCCCTTGTCCACCTTCACGACCGGCGCGTCTTCTTCGCTGATCCTGGCCGGCAGCAGCTTCGCGGCTTCCGGATCGTTCGCGATCGCGAAAACCCTGATCTGCCGGTACGTCTGCCCGGCGCTCTTTCCGTCGTATCCCATGTCCCTCAGCGCCGCCCGGATGCCCATGCCGCGCTTGATCCGTTCGATCAGCCCATCCAGGCGTTTCCGCTTTCCTTCCGTCGTGATTTCATGTTTGTTCATTGTTCTCTCTCCTTTTTTCTTCGGTTTTCCGTCCGTGTACTGGTAGGGTTTCCGCCCCATGAATTCCCGCTGGATGTTGCACCAGGGGGCCCTGGGCGTCAGGTAGTTCTCGCTCCACAGATAGCCCAGGATGTCCCCGCCCTCGCGCTCCAGCTCCGCGCACCGCTGCGCGATGGCCATCCGCTCTTCCGGGGTCCTCAGTGTCGCCATATGTTTCCCTCCGTGATGCCCAGGTCCCGGAGCACGATCACCGCGAAGATGATCACCGCGGCGATGATCGCCAGCTCGATGATCACCACGATCCACTTCTGCCATTCTTTCATCAGCCGCCCACCTCCAGCCACAGCCCGAACAGCACCACGCTGGCCACGAACGGCAGCAGCGTGATGGCGATGTGGTACATCCTCCGCTCCCGGATCTCGTCCTCGTCCATCTTCACCCGGAACTTCCGCCCCATGGCGGTCCTGACCGTCTTGTATCCGTTCATGAAATCCAGCCTCCCTTTCTTAAGAAGTCCACCCGGAAAAACTTCACGCAGCGCCCGCTGACGATGTAGTTGCAGACCTCCCGGGGCCACTTCCCGTCCTTCGCGTATTTGATGATCACCTGCGGGTGCATCCGCACGATCGGGGCGATGGCCGCCGCCGGCACCAGCTCCTCTTCCCGCTCCATCAGCGCGTAGATCGCGTCGCTGTACTTCGGGAACCTCCGCTCGTCCACTGTGTTCCCTCCTTTGCTGTTTAATCGTTTGGACACTCGGGGTAAAAAATTTTGTCGACGGTGGTTCCCAACGCGGACGCGATGGCAGCCAGCGTCCCGACAAGCACGTTTTCATACTTGCCGGTCTCCAGGGACGAAATCGTCTGACGGCTTACGCCGCTTTTGTTCGCAAGCTCCTCCTGCGTCATTTTGAGCTCTTCCCTGCGCTCCTTGATCTTGATTCCCATCCGGATCCTGCCCTCCTTTCTGCTGTTTTGATGTCCAACCCATTAGACATTTTACGCCACATATAGTGTGATGTCAAGTGCTTTGGACACAATTTGTAAAAAATATTTGACATCCTATTATATGCAGTGTAAAATGGGACTTACAAAGGAGGAGAATATCATGAAACTGAGCGACCTGCTGAAAAACTACCGGGAAGAGAACGGGATCTCCCAGCGCGAGTTCGCCCGCCGGTGCGGCCTGTCCAACTCGCTGATCTCGCTGATGGAAATCGGAGTCAACCCGCAGACTGGGAAGCCGATGGCGCAGGATCTGGACACATACCGGAAACTGGCGAACGGCATGGGCATCTCCGTCCAGAAGCTCTTTGAAGAGCTCGGAGACAGCGCGCTCGTGTCGATCGGCAGCATCCCCTGGGATAACGACAGGCCCGCCGCGGAGGAATATGTCCATTTCATGAGCGCGACCGTCCCGGACAACCTCAGCGCCGCCGACGAAACAATCCTCGAAACGATTCACCGCAGGCCGCAGATCAAAAAGCTGGTCGACTCTGCCGCCAGCCTGTCGGACAACGACCTGGACATGGCCATCCGGATTGTTGAAGGACTGAACCATACAAATCAATCTTAAGGAGGGAAACATCATGAAGAAACTGCTCGCCGTTATCCTGGCCATCGCTATGCTCCTGCCGGCGGCCGCGCTTGCGGATCTGCCGGACATCTCCGGCCTGACGGCCGAAGAACTCATTGAACTGAGCCGCCAGATACAGCTGCGCCTGTTCTCCGAGCAGCTGGTGAACGGTGTGGAAGTCCCGCCCGGAAAATATTATGTCGGCGAAGATATCCCGGCAGGCAATTACCGGATTGAAATCACCGGCGGCACCGGGTCCTTCGACCTGAAGGATCAGAAAGACGGCAAGCTGATTTTGACGGGAGTGACGGGCCAGTTCTACAAAATCACTGAGATCGGGAAACTGATCCTGGAAGAAGGAAACGAGCTGACGATATATAACAGCACATTTGTTTTCTATCCTTATGTCGGATTTTTTAACTGAGGAGGCCGCCATGCTCTGCCCGAAATGCAAAGGCGAAACCCCGGACAGCTCCGTCTTCTGCTGCCGATGCGGGAAGAAGCTGACCGCAACAAAAAAGAGCCGCGCCAAGTCCCGCGGGAACGGGACCGGCACGGCCTTCAGGCGCGGATCCACATGGACCGCCCAGGTGGTCTACGACCGCGTCGTGGTGGCGGAGGATAAACCGCTGAAAAAGCTGACCCGGTCAAAGGGCGGCTTCAAGACAAGAGAAGAAGCGCTGCGCTACTGCCCGATCCTCAAAAACGGCCCGCAGAAAGCGGTCCTCGCCCCCACCCTGTCACATTATTGGAATACGTACAAGGATAGCGCGTACACGGCCCTGAGCCCGTCAAAGCAGGCCACGTACCGCAGCGCATGGAAGAAGCTGGAGAAGATCCACAACACCCGGGTGGACCAGCTGACAGTGTCTGATCTGCAGCAGCTGCTGGCAGACAAGTGCGACTCGTACTATCCGATGAAGGAGTGTAAGACGCTGCTGGTCACGCTGTTCCGGATCGCCGCGGCGGAGGGATACGCGAACGAGAAGATCCCGTCCTTCATCCAGTTGCCGAAGCTTGAAGAAAAAGAGCGCCAGCCCTTCTCCGACACGGAGCAGGCCGCGCTCTGGAGACTTTACGAGTCCGGAGATCTCCGGGCCGGGATCCCGCTGCTGATGATCTACACCGGCATGATGCCCGGCGAGGCCATGAAGCTCCGGGTGGACCAGATCGACATCGAGCACCGCCAGATCGTCGGCGCCGGGCTGAAGACGCAGGTCCGGAAGGCGACGCCGATCGTGATCGCGGACTCCATCGTCCCGCTGGTGCAGGATCTGATCGCCCACGCCCGCCCGAACGGTTACCTGTGGCCCACGGATCCGAAGCATTGGCGCCCGCTGTACTACGCCGCCCTGGATGCCGCGAAGTGCCGTAAGCTGACGCCGTACTCCTGCCGGCACACGACCGCCACCGCCCTGGCCGTCAGCGAAAATATCGCGCCGCAGACCGTCAGGAAGGTCATGCGCTGGTCGACGGCGAAAATGTTAGACAGGTACGCGCACCCGGATCAGTCCGACGCGCTGGAGGCCGTCAACAGGCTTCAGGCGTCCCGGTGATTCCCGGCGTATTCCTAACCTATTCCTAACATCGAACCCGCAAGCCCTTATATATCAACAATGTTGCTACCCCTGCACAGGGTAAGGGCCTTTCAATTTTCCATCAATTCCGATTTACCTGGCATTTTCTGAAACCGTTGAAATATAAGCGTTCAACGGTTTTTTATATTATCCGTCACGGATTCAAAATACCCCGGACAACATAACGGATTCCCGCTCTATTCCTAACGTATTCCTAACATAAAAAGCCCCCACCTCGCGGTGAGGGCCGGGCGTTTACATCCCTTTGTACATGCCCTGTTTGACTTTGATCTCCGTGGCGCGCTTGATATGCTTCTCGTGCAAATAGTCGTACAATGTCATCATGTCCTTCGGCGGTTCGCCGTTCTCTTCACGGTATTGCATAATCAGCCGCGCCACTTCGCTGTGCAGCTTGTCCATGTGTCCCATCTCCTCGACGGACAGGGTGTAGAACAGTTCGGCCGTTTCCGGCTCCTCCTGCCGCCAGCGCATCGCCAGGTCGATGTACGCCTGGGCGTCGTCCATTTCGTCCTCAATCTTCTCCGACAGGCATTTGATGATCATCATTGTCCGATCCTCCTGTCAGATCCGTCAGGCCGTGGCCGCCGCGGGCGGGAAAACGCCGCCGTTGAATGTCCACGCGTTCGGGAACCGCAGCACGTTGCAGGTGGCAGCCTGGAGCTGCAGCTGTCCGACCTGGGCCTGCAGGGTTTCGATCTTGTTCTGGTAGATCATGTCCTTCACGCTCTGGATCTGGGCCGTGATGTTGGCGTTGGTCGCCGCGTCGCGCATCGCGCCGTTGTAGTCGTTCTGCATGACCTGCTGCTTCACGTCGCAGCAGCAGCTCTGCATCTGGCCGGCCAGGCTGGTCAGCGCGGTCTCAACCGTGCCGAACTCCCGGATCAGGCTGGCGTTGCCGTCCTTGATCGCGGTGATGGCGTTCGCGGCGTTCTGTGTGCTGGCCGCGATGGTCTGGGCCGTGCCGTTTGTTACGGCATTCAGGATGCCGCTGGTCTGGTTGATCATGTTCTGCGTGTCGAAACCGTTCTGCACCTGGTCCCGCGTCGCGTACTGCTGGCTGCCTCCGCCGAATCCTCCGAACCCGCCGTTAAAAATCCCCAGCAGGATCAGCAGGGCAAAGATCCCGCCCAGGCCGTTGAGGCCGAAGCCTCCGTCGTTGCCCATATTCATTACGGGCGTAATTCCGGTACTGTCCATAGTGATGTTCCTTTCATTGTTATATTTTCAACATTCATTCGGCCGTCATGAATGTCAAAGTCCCTTCATTATGTCGATGATCTCCTGCGGGTCGATCCCCTTCTGCTGGGCGATGGCGCGGAACGCATTGTCCGCGTCCCCGCCGTACTGCTGCACGATCTCCATCACCTGCCGCACCTGCGGATTGTTGGCCATCAGCTGGCCCAGCATCGCCTGCGGGTTTCCGGATGACCGGAGCATGTTAATCATCTGCCGGATCTGCGGCGGCACTTTCAGCCCTTGCCGCCCGGCGCTTAGCTGCTGAAGAATTTGCGGTATTTGCATTCACGATCTCCTCCAATCTCTGGATCCGGCTCTCCAGGCTGCCGTAGTCCGGCGCCGGGGCCGCCTGGTGCGGTGTGATGTCGTATGCCGACACGGTCTTGTATCCCGCGCCGTCCGTCGTGCATAACCAGACCATCAGGCCGCTCTCATCCAGCAGCATCGCGCTGCTGTTCGCGCCCATCTGGTAGCTCCGCGCGCCGTTCTCGCCGTTCACGCGGACCACCTGCTGCGGGGCCTGCGCCGGGGCCTGCTGGAACGGCATGAAGCCGCCTGCGCCGTACATGTTGATGTATGGGTTCTGGAATCCGTTCATGGTCGCACCTCCTTGTCTGATCAGAAGATACAATAAAAAAAGGCCGCCGGCGAGTTCGCCGACGGCTCAGTTTCAAATGATATTCAGTTCATTTTCGTGTCACTTAGGGATATGCCGGTACAGGACCTCCGACCGGCTGAACACGATCCGCTTCACCTGGCTGACGGAGATCTCCGCCTCCTCCGCCAGGCGCTCGAAGGTCACGCCGTCGATCAGGCGCCGGCGGACGATCCGCCTGTCCCGCTCCGCGTTCTTGCCGACGATCCACTCGTCGATGGCAAAATCAATCTCTGACCGGCTGATGTCACGGACCGGACTGCCTGCTCTCATCCTGCACCTCCGTGATCTGCTTCCGGATGATTTCCTGCCATCCGGTCTCCCGGTCGTTGTACGATGTCAGGAACATATAGCCCAGCGTCACGAAACCGATCATCATGATCGTCAGCGAAACGATCAGCGCGATCAGCATCCGCTTGTTCGCCCGGTTATAGTGCATCATGGTGTTTTCATGGACATAAAACGGTACGCAGGCCTGCTGCTCCTCGCAGTTCTTGCACTTCTCCTCCATGCGGTCCTCCTTTACTCATCGTCTGGCGGCTGCAGTTCAGGAACGTCTTCCACCTCCGGCAGCCCTGTCGCCAGGCTGGTCAGAATGCTCAGGACAAAGGCTACCCCACTCACAGACAGCGCACGGAGCCACTGCACCTCCGAAAACGCTGCCCCAACCGCAATGAACCCAAGAAACGTCTGCGCGAATGTCCTGAGCGCCCGGATCAGCGCCGCGGCGATCCACTTCTTCCAGTCTCTCTTCATGCATTTTGCCCTCCTTATGTTTCAGGATGCAGATCTTTCATTTTTGTTTCCAGTACGATGACCCGGCCTTCCAAATTGTTGTGTTTTCCGACCTTGTCTTCCAGCGCTTTCAGCCGGTATTCCCACACGGCCGTTTGTTTTCGGTTGCTCATATAGACGCCCAGGAAGCTCAGCAATGCCGTCACCGCCGAAGCGGCGAAAGCGATCCATTCCATCGTCAATCGCCTCCTTCCTTCGTCATTGTCGCGCCTGGGTACAGTTTGACCAGCGCCTCCGCGTCCCCCAGGCTCATGCCCCTCACGGTCACGGTGTAGGTCACCTTCGCCGGCGTGCTCTCCAGCATGCTCCACGTCCGCGGACCAATCACGCCGTCCACGGCCAGGTCCCAGTCCCGCTGGAACTGTTTGACGGCCGTCTCCGTCTTGCTGCCGAACTTGCCGTCGGCTCCGTACGGGTCCAGGTTGTACCCGCGCTGGATCAGCATGGTCTGGGCCAGCGTCACGTACGGCCCCGCGTCGCCTTTTCTCAGTGTCGGTTTTTTGTCGCCCGGATCCGGATCCCCGCCCGGTATAAAATCAAAGCTCACGTTTTTACACAACCCCCAGTATTTCCACTTGTCCGCGTGGATCTTGCTCTTGATGACCCCCAGCCTGGCGCAGCTGGCCTCCGTCACCTCGTTCTCCCCGGTCACAACGCCGATGTGCGTTTTCTTGCCGCTCTTGTCCACAAAAACGAAGGCCCCGACCGGCAGCTTCGTGTCCTCCGTCAGCTGGCCCTTGTAGGCGCAGTCGTACAAGAACGTGCTGTTGCTGCCGTGGTGGGCGGTGGATCCGGCGGCGATCGCCGCCTGCCGAGTCAGTCCACTGCAGTCCCACACCCGGCGGCCGATCCACTTTTTGCCGTATTTGATGCTCTCAGCGTAGTCCGGGTCGTCCGCCTTGGCCTTCTCCATGGCGGACTGCTTTGCTTGCGTCCATTCGATGCCCTGCGTCCCGAATATGTACCCGCCGCCCACGTCGTAGGCGTTCTTCGCGTAGTCGGCAATCTGTTGTCCTGTACCCATGATCCGCCTCCTGTCCCTGTGTGAATTTCAAAGCCGCCGGCATGGGGAAATCGCCGGCGGCTGATTCAACGGCCCGGGATCGCTTTGGGAGCTCCTGCCTTTCATTTTTATTTTGCACGCAGAGCGGGCCGTTTGATCCGTTGGTTCGCATTATTTCCCTTGTGCAATATTACATTCCACCAATTACCAAACAACTAATGTAAGAGCTTGTAGTAAATGTCAGCGTCCGTGTTGTGGAGTCGTATGCGTAATTCGTTGCATTTGTCATTCCTAATTTTTGAACCTCATATACAACATTGTTGTAGTTTTTTAACAATGCAAATCCTTCTGCTCCAATAGAATTAGCTCCACGAAATGCACACGTTACGAACAAATTATGCGTTGAATCGAATTTTGCTCCAACAGGCAATGTGACGGACATAGTAGTTTGACCGTTCCCTGTGCTTCCGGTAGCTGAGAACGATGCCTTTGCTTTTAGCGAATCCCAATCCGTCCATGCGTTGCTTGAGAATCTGCGCTGATATACTACATCGTTCCCATTCCCCATCTCATACGCAATCTGTTTGACAATTGTTCCCTGAGGGTTCGCAAAAACAATAACTCCCCACGAAGCAGATGTTGTGCCACCGACAGGTTGATTCTGATTTGTATAAAAGTAATACGAGCCGGGAGTTGTAACATTATTAAAGTCCGTTCCATTGGCTAAATACTCCCATGTGATATTTTCCAGATTCTCAATGGCCGTATTTGTCGTCCCCGCAAACGCGTCGATTTTGTCGCTGTTGCCGTTTATGACTGATACCAGCGCGTAATCCGTGCCCGCCGGTTTGACCAGGTCCAGGTTTGTTGTGTTTGCCATGTTCTAAAACCTCCTCATTCGATAAAGTCCGCCAGGCCCTCCAGCGCGGCGATTTCGTCCCCGGATACCTGCACGCCCTCGCCGTCCCTGAAAATGATCGGCGTGTCGATCGGGATCTCGCACTCGCTCCCCAGCAGTTCTTTCCGGCCCTCCGTCAGTTTCCGGATGCCCTCCTGCTGGTCCGGGAAGATGATCGTCCCGTCTCCCGTGATGGTCCCGCCCAGTTCGTCCACCAGCTTCTTTTCTTCCTCCGCGTAAAACTCGAAGTTCGGTTCCAGCAGCTTTTTCAGGCTGAATAACTTCCGCGCCGTCGCCGTGCTTTTCATTCTTACCGCGTTCAGCCGCGCCACGATCTGCGCGGCCCCGACCGCCTTGTCCAGGGTTGTTTTCATGGTTTTCTCACTCCTTTTTTATTATGAAGGCTGATTTGCCCTCACCGTTTCCGTTGCCACCGTGATCCCGTTGATTTTCGCGTATGCGTTTAGGTGGCCCACGTCCCGCCATTCCGTTGCCACCGTGATCTGGTATCCGTACGACGAAAATGTGCCGTATGTGATGCTCGGAATCGATACGTTGATCGCCGCTCCTGTCCTTGTGCAGCTGCTCCCGGAATACGCCGCACTCCATACGGAGGCGGCATTCTTAAAATTTATGATTTGTTCTCCGTTGATCTTGTTCGATAGCGTGATGCTTGTGCAGAATCCGTCCTCTACCGTAAGCGTTTTGATCGTGGCGTAATTGAGTTTCCACAGCCCGGTCGTTCGCAGGTTGACTTCGCTTTCCTGGTTCTGCTCATTCAATGCGATCAGTTTTGTCAGGTAAACGGTGCCGTCTGGTTTCACCCTGAAAGGTGCGCTGGACGCCGCCGCGTTTCCGGCCCAGATCGCGTATGTCTCCGTGCTGGAGGACCGGATGCCGAAGGTGCTTGCCGTCACGTCGAATGTGCCGCTTGACTCAACCTTGACGTATTTCCCGCCGCTGACCGTCACGCCGTCCGCGGTGATCGCGACCCCGCTCTGGATCTTGTATGCGTTGTTGTTGACGTATGCGCTGATGGCGTTTGCCGTCTGCGTTATTGTGGAATAGTTCGCCAGCTGCCCGTTTGTGTACGTCTCCGCGGTGTTCACAATGTCCGTCGCGCTCTGGTATGTGCTTGTTTTCGCGATGTATGACCCTGCCGCGGCGCTGGCGGCCTGGCTGACCGCCGCGTTCACGATGGCTTCCGGCGTCTGGTATGTGGTCGTCTTCTGCAGGTAAAGGCCGCTGGCGCTGGTCGCCGCCTGGCTGACCGCCTCGTTAACGATGGCGTCCGCCGTCTGCAGCGTTTCGGTCTTGTCAATCTTGCCGGCCTCCGCGTTGGTCGCCCGGCTGACCTCCGTCGTGATGCTGTCCGCCATCACGTTGATCTGTGCCGTGTTCCGGTATACCTGGTCGCCGATGGTCAGCTGCTCCTCCGCCAGGATGGTCACCCGGCTTTCCGTCTGCTCAATCAGCGTCCGGTTGTTCACGATGGCGCCGTATCCCGTTGTCTGGATCCATCCGCTGCCGTTCCAGACGTATACGCTGGCCCCCGCCACTTCGTCCCATGTCAGGCCTGCCAGCTGGTTCCATGTGTATCCGCTGATGCTTCCCCATGTGCCGTCCCCGGCGGCTTTCGTCCATGTGTCGCCGGCGCTCAGCGTGATGCTGCTGTCCAGGCTGGGATCCGTGAGTTGTGTATAGTTCGCGGTTTTTGCGTTCACCGCGCTCACCGCCGCCGTGATGGCCTGCGCCTGAACCTCCAGTTCCGCGGCGAAGTCCGTTACGTCCCCGCTCAGTATGTCCACCGCGCTCTGGTCCGCTTTCAGCGTGATCGCGTATGCGTTTTGATTGATCTGCGTCTGCAGTTCGCTCACGATCATATTGTCGAACAGCAGTTTCCATTCCGTGCCCGTCCACACGTACATCCGATACTGCCCGGCCACCTGTTCCCACGTCATGCCGCCCAGCTGGTCCCATGTGTATTGTGCGATGTCGTCCCAGGTGTTGTCCTCGATCGGCTGCACCCATACGTCCCCGACCACGACGCCCGCCGCCGCCGGTTCCGTTTCGGAATAAAATATCGTGCCGTATCCCAGGCTTGAAATCCGGCTGTTGATTCCGTTGATGGTCTGCGTGATCGTGCTCTGGCTGTCCCAGTCTCCGATGGTGCTTTGAATGTATGTGTTGCTGCTGATATCCTGCACCATCAGTTTGTCGATGAACGCCTGCCGCGCCCAGAGATAGTCCACGTCGATCCGCTTTGCCGTGATCCGGTCAATGATCGAGTTAATCGCGTAAAAGTCTTCCGATGACAGTTCCGCGAATGTGCCGACCCCGCCGATGATCGTCTGCCCCGCCGTCGTGTGCCCCGCCGCGATCTCCGCCGCGCTGGGCGTGTCCACCTGCGTCGGCACCAGCGCCGGCACGCCGTCATCGTCCCATTCCACGTCAACGTGGTAGTAGTATCCGTCGCTGGCGCCGATCACCAGGTCGCCGATAGTCGCCTCCACCATCTGCCCGTATGTGATCAGCAGGCGGTTGATGTACAGCCGGTCCGCGATGCCTTGTTCCGTGATCGCCGTGTCGAATATTGCCGTTTCCGCCGCCAGGTCCTTCACCTTGGCGTAATCAATGTCCGCGCTGGCGATCTGCGCGTTTGCGATGCTGGCGATTTGCAGCGTCGCCTGGATGGCTGCCAGGTCGTCCGTGCTGATCTTTCCCGCGGTGATGCTTCCGGCGCCGATTTTGTCCGCCGTCACGGCCCCCGCCGCCAGCTTTTCCGTCGTGACTGCCAGCGCCGCGATCTTGCTGGCCTCCACGGCCCCCGCCGCGATTTTTGCCGTTGTGATGGCTTCCGATGCAATATGCCCCGCCTGGATTACCCCGGCCCCGATGGCATCCGCTTCAATGGCCCCGGCGCTGATGTGTACCGCCGTGATGGCCCCCGCCGCGATCTTCGCCGCCGTCACCGCGCCCGCGTTGATTTCGTCCGCCGTCACCGCGTTCGCCGCGATGATCTCCGCGGTGATGCTCTTGCTGGCGATCCGGTCGCTGGTGATGCTGTTGGCCTCGATCTCCCGGGCTGTGATGCAGCCGGCCTGCAGGTTCGCCGATCCCACGGCCCCCGCCCCGATGGCCCGCGCCGTCACCGCGCCGCTCTGGATTTCGTACCCGGCGACCGTGCCGCCGGCCTTTTTCTTCCCGAATGTCCCTTTTTTGTAGTGCAGCGTCAGCGGGTCGTAGGTATACCCGGTAAGCTGGATCGTCGTGCTGATGCCCAGCGGCGCGTTGCTGACCTCCACCCATTCTCCCGGCGCCGCGTCCTGAAGCGCCGCGTACTGCGCGTACTCCGCGGTGTCCGGCAGGTGCTGCCAGTCCACCTCCAGCGTGACCACGGCCTTGTCCGCCTCGTCCACGGTGAATCGGTTGTTCGCCGCCTCCCGCATCCGGCTGTACACCGTGTCCTGGTCCAGCTCGATCTCCGTGCCGTCTTCCTGCTTTTCCTTCTGCCCGACTTTGAGGCCCGTCTTCAGCGCCTCCGGGCGGATGAACGGCACCGTCCGCACGGTGTCGATGTACTCCTCCGGCAGCAGCAGCGTGCTCCCATCCGCGTTCTGTGCGACGGGGTACACCCGCGTCACCAGCCCGCTCACGTCCCCGTCCCATTTCACGGCCTTCAGGTTCGTTCCGTATGTGATCCGGTACCGTGCCTCCGCCGCGCCGGGATTGATCACGTACACGCTGTAGTCGTTCCGGATCACCTGGCCGTTGGTGGCCGCCGCGATGCCCTTCTTCGGGTCCAGGATCGCGTTCTGCGCGTTGTTCCAGCTGAAGTCCGCCGTCACGTTCACGCCGGTGATGTTCGTCTCGATCTCGCCCGGGTAGCTCTCCTTCATGGACCCTCGGATGAACAGCAGCGCCGTCGCCGGGTTGGCCCGGCTGATATTGCACTCGCCCAGCATCACCCGCCCCAGCGCGTAGCTGATGTGCTCGCCGTGGATGCTGATGGTTTTGCCGTCGGAGCTCTTGGTGATCTCCGTGATGGTAAAGCTCTGTTTCTCAATCCTGAAGGCCGGCACGGTCCGCGTCCCGGTTTCGGACAGGTCCGTGCACTTGTCGATCTGGATGAACCCCTCGTGCCCGGCGGTGTCCGCCGCCTTCATATAGGTGGCGTTGTAGTCGCCGGTTTTCACCAGCTGATCCCCGGCCTGCAGCGTCGCCGCGATCTTGCCGGCGTTCCCCGTCGTGTTCGGGATCTCGTCCCACCAGCTGCTGTTATTCGGCGGCACGTTCGCGATCAGGCTTTGCGCGTCAAAGTAATTGCACTCGTAGTTCCTGTACAGGTAGCTGACCTTGTCACCGACCTGGTAAACATGCACGCCCTCCGTGGCGGTATATCCGATCCACTGCTCGTAGCTGATTTTCCGCAGCGTCGGGATCTGGCTGTACAGCGGCACGTTGTTCTGCCCGCTGCTCACCTGCCAGTACGCCACGCTGCCAAGGGTGATGGCCGCCACGTCCTGCACCGGCACCGGGCACCGCAGGATCATGCCGTAGTCCACGCTGATCTGCGCGTTGTACGGCATCGTCATATCCATGTCGTACCGGCCGTTGTCCTGCCACGTCACCGACGCCTGGCTCGCCGCCAGCGCGATCCCGTGCTTCGTAAAATCGGTCGTCCCTTTTGCGTAGAGCTCAATCAATGCGTGTCACTCCCTTATGCGCCGTACCCGCTCCGCTGCCGCCGGTTCCGCCGGTCGATGCTTTCCGTCAGCGCCTCGATCTCGAGGCCGTTGTTCAGGTTAACATTGCCGAAATAATTGTTGTATGTGTACTGCTGGTTCTCCCTTGCCGTCAGCACCCGCTCGCCCCGGTGCAGGATCGCCGGGTACCCGTCCCATGGCACGTTCCACAGGCCGTTTGCATGCCCCGGCGCCTCCACCGTTCCGATCAGTTCATTGTAACGGCTTCCGAACGCCAGCACCGCCGGCACTTTGACCGTGCCGATCTCTTCGTTGACCATTTTCTGCGTCGTGTCCTTCGCGTCGTCCGACAGCTCCGGCAGCACGTTGATCTCCACGCCTTCGCCGTCTCCGCCGTTCAGCGCCTGCTCGATGGCCCGCCACAGCGTCTCCGGCACGTTCGCAGGCACTTCGCCTTCCAGTTCGGACATCGGCCCGACGAATGCCGCGTACTGGTGGAACAGCTCCAGGATCTCCTGGATCTGATCCTCCGTCAAATTAGCCCTGGCGTTTTCCCATACCGCGTTTGAGAACTCGTCGCCAAGCACGATCGGGTCGCCGTTGTTCAGCAGGTCCCACAGGGAGTCACCGCCGACCACCGTTCCCGGCCTTCCGTACCAGCGCTGCACCAGGTCGTACAGGTCTTCGATGGCCCACTGCTGCGCCATGCCGTTCGCCCATTCCCTGTTGCTGTACGCCATTTCCGCCGCCTGCTGGTCGGTGGTCATCTCGCTCACGCCGTACCCGGTCCGGCTGGGCATCAGCCACGGGTATACCTGCGCCCACTGCGTTCCGATCTTCCAGTTCAGCAGCTTTTCGTCCATCTGGCTGTTGAACCAGTCCCGCATCTGGTTGATGATCTGCTGCTTCGCTTCCGGATCGTTTTCAAATGCGCTGTTGAAAGCCGCCAGGGCGGTGTCGTAGTCCTTCGTGTCGTCCAGTTCCGCCTGCCACAGCGCGTTGACCGCCGCGACCATGGTCGGGTCGTCCATCCAGGACGGCGTCGTACCGGCGCGCTCTCCCAGCATTTCCTGCAGCATTTCCTTCCGCTGCTGGTCCTGCAGGTTGCCGGCCGTCTCTCCCGGCGTCAGGATGATGGCCAGCGCCGTCGCGATGCCTCCGATCACCTTCGGCGCGATCGTCGACGCTACTTTCCCGGCTGCCGCGATCGTCGCGTCCGTCGCCGCTTCCGTGATGGCGTACTCCGAAGCGTCCAGGATGATCGCGTTCGTCACGCCTGTCCCTGCGCCCAGCAGCCCCGCGGTCGTTGCGCCGGTAATTGCGCCGGTCGCCGCAGTCCCTGTGATCGCGTGCGTAATAGCCCCGGCTGTGATTGCCGCGCCCGCGCCGCCTCCGATCAGCCCGCCCAGCAGGCTGGATCCTCCGTTCGTGATATACGTCACCGGATTCGTCGGGAACGTGATCGGCGTCGTCGGATTGGTCGGCGTGGTCGGTGTGGTCGGGTTTGTCGGCGATCCGTTGATCAGCGTCCCGACGTGCATCGTGGTGACGTGCGATGTGGTAATGGTTTCCGACACCACGTCCGTGAATGTCGTAGCCCCGGCAAATGTCGTCGATCCGGTGATATTCAGGTTCGACACGTTCTGCGTCGTGACGTTCTCGCTTCCCACCGTCTGGTTCCCGCCGAGCCCGCCGGTGCCCTTCGTGCCGAACAAGTTACGCAGCGCGTTGATCATCGCCGCCGCGCCGCTGGCGGCCTTGATGGCGCCGAACGCGATGGCCATGCCCTCCATCACCGGAATAATCGTGTCCTTGTTGTCCGTGAACCAGTTCAGCGCGCCCGTCAGGCCCTCAACCGCGCTGGTGGCCATATTGATCAGGTCGCCGGTATCAATGTCCAGCAGGCTGGTCAGCAGGTTGCTCACCGCGTCACCCAGGTTCTGCATCATCTGCTGCCCGGCGTCCGTCTGCAGGTATTCCGTCAGGCTGTCCAGCAGGCCTTTGATGGCGTCCGCCGCGGTGCTCAGCGCCGGAGCCAGTTTCCCGATCGCCTCCAGCTTCAGTGTATTCCAGCTGTCCTCCAGCTGCTGCATCCTGTCGTTCAGGTCCGCGGCCGCTTGCACTGCCGCATCTGACGCAGCCGGCGCCGCTTCCAGCGCGGCTTCATACGCGTCCCGGCCCGCCGTGAACAGCGGGATCAGTTCTTCCCAGCTGCGGCCCAGCAGCTTCTGCGCGTAGCGTTCCTGCTCCGCCGCGTCCGTCATCTGCATGATGGCTTCGCCGGTTTCCCAGAAGACATCCCTGTAGTCCCGCGCGTCGCCCATGGCCTGGCCGTACTTGGTCGGGATCACGTCGTGCGTCGCCACGCCCAGCTCCCTGAAGGCCTCCGCGACCTCTTCGCTGCCGGACGACATGTCCATCTTGATCTTCTTCCACGCCCGGCCGATGGTCGCCACCGGCGCCTCAAACTGCCCGGCCACGTACTGCATCCGCTGGACCTCGTCCGTCGTCAGCTGCAGCTGGGCCGCCATGGTCGCGATGTCGTCCGCGTAGGCCGCCGTGTCCAGGATGCTCTCCCATACGTTCTGGCCCACCTCCACGGCCTTCTTCGCCGCATTCGCCAGCCCGGTGGTGATTTTGTCGATGCCCCTGTTGATGGCGTCAAAGCTGACCTGCTTGCTGATATTGCTCAGCGCCGTCGACATATTGCCGGCGCCCGCCGCCGCGTTCTGCTCGCTGGCCGTCAGGCTGTCCATGGCGCTCTGGGCATTGTACATGGCCGCCGTGGCGTTCGCCAGCTGGGTGGCCATTTTCTGGTATTCCGCGCTCGTTTCGCTGACGCCGTTTTTGGTCATGGCGTCCAAAGCCTTCTGGGCGTTGGCGGCCGCGGTCTTCTGGGCGTCCATCTGGGCCTTCAGCAGTTTGGTCTGCTCCGCCAGGTATTTTTCCTTGTCGCCCGTCGCCTTGTACTGCGCTTCGTTGGCCTTCATCTGCGCGTTCAGGGTTTTCGCGCTCTGCTGCGCCTGCTGCATCCCCTGCTTGAACTGCGTGATGTCGACGCCCATCTTGACGCTGACCGCCATGTTCCTCACATCCTTCCGGAGTCATAAGTCTGTCTGTAAAAGTATAGATCGAGCACCTCGCCCGGTTTCATCCGATGGATTTCGCTGATCCGCAGCCCGGCGATCAACCCGCAGGAGATGATCCGCCGGTACGTCATTTCCCGGGCTCTTTTTTTCGGTTCTCCTCCGCCAGCACCTCATCCACGGGCTCTCCGCTCTCCGCCTGCTTCTCCGCGGCCTCGGTCTTCATGGCCTCGTTCACCACCGCCGTCATCACGATGGCGTAGGCCAGGATCATGGGCACGCTCATGTGGCGGAGGATCCATTTGTCCGTCAGGTCCGGTTCCTGCCCGGCCTCCTCCAGCCCAGCGTTCCCGCAGATCCGGATCAGCGACGCCAGCTTTTTGATTTTCTCCTTGTCCTTGGCCACCGTGAACCGGTATTCGTCCGTCTCAATGTCGTGCTCGATGCCGAACACCTGGTCCCGCATCTCGCCGATGGTGCACCCGATGTCCTCCTGGATCGCCAGCGCTTCATAAACGCTCAGCATCATCGGGATCTCCCTGCCGCCGATCTTCAGCGTGATCGGCTCCTTCTTCTCCTTTTTCTCCTCTGCCATGGTCTCTTCTCCTTATCACAAATATCTGAATCTCGGTGTCACATTCAGCTTCGTAACGCTCCCGGTAAACGCCACCGTGTTCGTCCCCTTGGTCAGCACCGGGAAGCTCCCGCTGCACACGTTTCCCTGCGGGGTGTTCCCCTGCAGGATCCATTCGTTCTCGCTGTCGATCACCCATCCGCTCACGCAGTCCGGGATCACCAGCGTGTTCCCGCCGGCGCTCACCGTCACGGCCCCGCTGCCGGTGATCTCGATCAGCGGATACGCCGTCATGTCGCCCGGGTTGTTCAGGGTCGTGCCGCTGCTGGTGATGCTCACGGCCTGTTCGTTCACGCCCCGCTTGATGGGGCTGCAGTAGAACTGCACGTCCCCCTCCCACCAGTCCAGGTTCCGGCTGTGTTTCTGCAGCTGCACCGCGCCGATCACCCGCGCGTCCTGTTCAAAGCCGCTCTGGCTGGAGAAGACCACCTTTCCGGCGCCCTTCAGCCAGTTCTCCACCGCGGGCACGTTTGCCGCGCCCTTCACCGCGATGCCGACGGTCTGGATATAGCTCTGCCATACGTCGTCCCCCTCCGTCACGGTCAGCTCGCCGCTCCTCCCGGGAATCGTCACGTGCTGGATCCGTTCCTCCGGCTTGATGATCTGCGGCGCGGCGTTCAGTATGATGTTTTTCGCGTCGCTCCGCGAGCCCTTCCACGTGAACCAGTATCTCGTCGCCATATCCGTTCCTCCCGTCTATAACCGCAAAAAGCGGGAGCCCGGATCATCTCCGGGCCCCCATTTCCGTGCATCAGGTGGTCGCCGCCGCCGGCACGTTCAGCTTCGTGTTCAGCCAGTCCTTCGCCGCGGCCGCCGTGGCGAATACCTTGTGCTGGCGGAACCGCAGCTTGCCGCTGCCGTCCACGTCGCAGCCCACCGCCCGGCCGTTGATGGTCGGGGTCCGCCAGGTGATGCTGCCCTCCTTGGTGGCGGTCTCCTGGGATTCCTCCTGGAACTTGATCTTCAGGATCCAGTAGGCCTCGAACTTCCGCACGCCGCTGTCCCGCATCACGCGGATGTAGCCGAATCCGCCGTAGGGCGTGGCCACGTCGCTCTCCCACTGCGCGTCGTCGCTGGTGCTGACGGTTTCCTCACCCAGGAGTGACACCCGGTCCTCCATGGTCAGGCCCGTGCTCTCGAAGGAGACGGTCATGCCGGTCATGCCATTGTCGTCGTCCACGATCCGGTCGTCGCCGTACAGCGGGTTGTTGTTGATCTCTTTCGTCACGTTCGCCGTGCGGGCTTCCTGCACCACGCGGCCCGTGCCGTAGGTCGGAAGGGAACCGTCAACACACGTGCTGATCGGCGCCCAAACAGGATACATCATTCCAACATTGGGGTTAGGCATTTTCATTGCCCTCCTTACTTCAAAATCTGTTCAGTCCGCTCGGTGATCTCCTTCTCGATCGCCTCGCTCGCTTTGGTCTTGCTCTGGCTCGCCGCCTTGCGTACGAACGGCTGTTTCTTCATGAAGGATGTGCCGGAGTTGATACTGTTGGCGATCAGGGCCACGGCCTTCCGTTTTCCGTTCACGTCCGCGTATCCGCTCTGGCTGTAGCCGACGGAAGTATTGACCGCGTTTCCGGTGTTCTTGAATTTGGAAATCCCGACACCCGCCGAAACGACGGCCTCCTTTTCTTCCGGGGATGGCTGCCGCTGCCAGCCGTTTGCGTACCGGAAGCGGCTTGTGGTGAGCCCTCGGGCCCCCTTGCTGATCTCGTCAGCGACTACTCCTGCGCCCGCGTAGAGCGCCTGGGCGGCGATGCCCTGGGCGGATTCCTCCGCCTTCGCCAGCATGGCCGTCAATTCGTCCATCCCTTCCACCTTCAGTGTATACGGCATATCCAAAAGCCCCCGGTCATCCTTCAATCTGGAAGGCCCACTCCCAATGGAAGAGGCCCGTTTCCCGTTCATACTGCAGGCTGTTCAGCCTCCAGGCGCCGTCGCAGTGGTCCGCCAGCGCGCCGGTGATCAGCGGGATCCATCCGTCTCCGCCCTTCTTCCGGCTGTACAGGTCCACGCTGCCTTCGTATGCGGTCGCCGCCTTCCGGTCGTCGCCGTACAGTGCGTCGGCCTCGAACTCCAGCGCCACGATGCCGTAGCTGTCCGCGTCCGGCCTCGTGTTCCACTCGTTCTCCGCCACCGGCAGCGTCACGGCGTTCGGCGTTTCGCCCTGGGTGAGGGCCTTCAGCGCCGCCGCCAGTGCGGTGTATTCCGTCGGCATTACTCACCCACCTCCTGCGGCGCTCCATGCGTGTCACTCACGGTCGTTCCTTCGGTGTCATCCTGAGGCGCAGCCGAAGAATCTTCCTCTGCGCTCCCGGAATTGCCCTTGTCCCGCCGGATCGTCAGGATCACGCCGTTCCAGTCCTTGTACGGGTCGTCCCGCATCACGGTCCAGCGCTCGCCGCCGTATTCCAGCGCGCGTTCGCCCTGGTAGTCCCTGTCGTATGGGATCAGCAGCTTCGCCTCCGGTTTCAGCCCGTCGCCGCCGGCCTGGTAGGCTTCCGCCAGCGTCAGGCTCAGCTCCTGGCATTTCACCGTCCGGCGCGTGCTTACCGGATCCGTTCCGACTTCGTGCGCGTCCGGCCGGAATCCGATCAGCGTGCAGCTGGTCATCCTCCTCATGCCGTCGTCACCTCCGTGCCGTTGTACGCCGACGAAAGCCTCAGGCTGCCCTTCATGCCTTCGTACGCCGTCCGCAGCTGGTCATAGTTCGGCGGGTTCCCGATCCGCATGTTGCACCAGATCGCGATCGCTGTGATCACCAGCTCGTCCGTCACGGTGCTGTTGTCGGTGATCACGCCCTGGTCGCTCCGGCTGATGCTGATCGTCCCGGGCATCACGAACTCGCTGGTCTTCGTCAGGTCCAGCGCGCACGCCTTGATCTGCAGGATGATCTCCTGATCGTATGCGTCGCCGCTCACCGGCAGCATCGCCTTCACCTTTTCAAATACAACCCCGTTTCCCATGCTTCACCTTCTCCCCGCCATGTAGTCCTCGTATAATTTCCTCGTGTACAGGTGCCGCGCCGGGCAGTGGGTGTCGATCCACATTTCAAAGCCCGCGCAGGCCGCCCGGACACAGAAGTGCCGGTCCTCTCCCCGCAGCGCTGAATGGATGTTCGGGATCCGCGTGTAGTCCACGCCCGCCTCGAACACACTCCGCTTCACCAGCGTCAGCGCCCCGGTCATGCCGCAGCGGTACAGGCCCGGCCGCTTCCATTCCCGAAATTGTTCCTCGTCCACGCCGTACTGGTCCTGCATCCATGCGTTGCACCAGTATTTTCCGTTCGGCGCCTGCGTCCAGAAGATCTCGCTCACGATGTCCCGGTCCGCGTCCATCAGCGTCCTCAGGGTCCGCGGATCCGCCACGATGTCCGTGTCGATGCTCAGCCAGTAGTCCCACCCGCCGTCCAGCATCTCCCGGATCGTCCGGTTCCGCATCTCTCCCATCTTCCACATCAGGTCCAGCGTCCACAGGTGGTCGTTGTGGGTCTTCCGGTAGGTTTCCCCCGTGTCCGCCACGATGTACTTCGCGTTCCGGATGTGCGGGATCACCTCGCTGCAGTCGTTCACCACGAAAAAGCGGCCCACCTCGGTGCCTTCCGGGATCTCCAGCCGGTCGAGGCCGTCCTGGTATGCCTGGAATATGTCCGGGTCCTGCCGCAGCGGTGCCGTGATCAGTACGCGCTTCATCAGTTCAGTGTTCTCCCTTCCAGTCCCTGGATGTCCCCGCGGATGCGTTTTCCGTCCTCCGGCCAGATCGTGACCGCGCCGACATGCCCCACCCGGGCCGTCGGTTCGCACCAGATCTCATAGCCCGCGCCGCCCGCGCGCATGCAGAATGCGATGTCCTCGCTCCAGCGCTTGGTCGGCAGGAAGCACGCGCCGCCGTTTGAGTTCATCACGTCCCCCAGCGCCTGCGCCGGCGTCAGCACGCACGCGAAACCGCACGCGCAGATCCGGAAGGTTTCCTCCGGGATGTGGTCCTCGTCAAAGCGGTCGG